AACCCAGGTCATATAATCTAATACTGTTTGCCATAATCCATGTTCTTCCCAGTACTCATATATTTTTTCAATATCATCATTATCCAATTCACTGGATTGAATCTCTACACCACCCTTAATAGCATCCTGAATAGGAAGTTGTACTGCAGTTTGAAAAACACCGTTACCAGTATACAGATAGGTTAATATAATCCTATTTAAAGTTATCAAGGAATAATTATTTGCATGTGCAATAGTATTATAACCGGATAAATAACTACCACCAGTTAGCATATTTAAATTATTTGCCACATCTGACAACCCGTTATTTCTTCTATTAGCGGGTTTTGATCTTCTCCGGTGTTGCTTTGTCTTTACGTTATCTCGTCTACTCATAATTAATTATTATATAACCTCTTATACATCTTAACAAGTTTATTACAGTGCATCCAATATAGATACATTACCAGTTGTTTTCTCTTCTATAGCGTACCGACATGCAGCAATTGCATCATCTTTAAACTTAACAGGTTCATCCAATACGTTACCATCTCTATCCTCTTTCCACTTAAAAGATTTAACTTCTGAAGCTAAACCAGGACATTTATCAGGATCTATAACCCAATCACCACGATTTAAATAACCTATCTGCTGTCTTACACTATCAGGACCTTTAATAGCTGAGTTCATAGTATAACCATTCCGCTCCCAGTCTAATATACTTTTAGGCTCTGCACTATCAGCGGTACAAGGCTCATGTTTTTTTAACACGCCCTGTTTTTCATTCTCAATCATTATTTCATCATTAGTCATTTGCCTAACATATAACTCATCAAATGAATATTTCTTACCATCTTTAATTCCGATCTTCTGAATAGAATGATAATGGTTAAAACCAAAGTCCATACCTGTTAACACTTCGTCAAAATCATCTTCAGTATAATTAACTGTTTGATATGTAACATTTCTAAATACAAGGTTTCCAATAGATCCCCATTTACCAAGTGCATAAACATCATAGTAAACCCTATCCTCATATTTTAAAGCCTCTAACTCTTCAGTATAATCCTTATCCAAAAATCTATTATCTAAGTAAGTAGATTCATGGATAGTTATTTTACCTTTCTTAGGACCAGGATTATCAAAGAATCTATTTTTAATCCAGTGGGTATCTGATACAGGGTTAAACTGTAATATCATCTGGAATGGCTGTTTTGCCTGACCCCTTAACCTTAGATTCAATTGGTTAAAATCTCTTTCCTGTACCTCTGTAGCCTCTTCTATGATTATATCTGTTAATGGTCCATTCTCAAAAGTAATAGACTTTATCTTTTCAATATCATCCAAACCGGTAAACTTTATCTGATTACCATTTAATATATTGGTAACTGTCATAGTACTGACATTCATTTTAAATATACTCTGAAGGTTCCAGTCTGATATACATGACTTTAATAGTGGCCATGTACTCATCCTATTTGACTTTCCAGACTTACGACATATTAAATAATTATGACCCTTTTCCGCTGTCATCCTATAGACTACCATCCGCATGGTATCTACTGATTTACCTGACCCCGCCCCTCCTTTTTTAACTATGAATCGATTTCTATCAAACCATAACGGATAAAAAGACTTATTAACCCATAAAGGAAGAGTAGAAAAATCAATATGCAATACATAACTCCTAAAGTAAAACTATATTGCTTATTGTAACACTTCCAAGATGCAAAGCAACACCCTTTGTATGTGTTACTTGATTCCTGATATATTCCTGAGCTTTAATAATATCGTCAAGATCCTTAATCTTTGAATCTGTTTTATATATTATATTTCCGACACCTGGCTTACCTTCAAGGCTCTTAGAAGAAAAATACAGAAAGTAATTATATTCTTTTTCTCCAAAACTCTTCAAAGCATCATCTAAAAAACTTACAGCCTTTTCCTGGGTCATAAAATCATCACCATCATTAATCTTAATAGTGGTAATCCTATCACCATTCTGTACGCTTTCCGACTCAACAATCCTCAATTCTCTTAATATTCTAAACGCCATTATTTATTCCTTTTATCCTTTATCACCAACAAACCATATATAACTATAAATATTGGAAATATCGGCCATATTCTTTTTAAAATCTCAATCCCTACCTGGTTATTAAGTTTATATAATTCTATGAATGTTAATTGACTTAAATCATTCATTTCACTCCAATCCTTCAATAAAGTTATACCATGTTAAATCACCTAACCCTGCCATTGAATCAGCATAAGCAACTTCTTTTAATAATTCAAAATATTCATAATTTACCAATTTACAAAACTTCGCTGCTCTCATTTCATGAAGCCTCTTAACTCTCATATGCTGACCAACTATAAAACAAACCCTATCAATAAACATAGGATTCATTCTTAACCCCTGTAATGTTTCCCTGGTTAAAGCCTCACTTTCCTTTTCATGGCCGTAAGATGTTACTTTATCACCATTAACAACAGTTGTTTTAATCTTACCAATATCATGAAATAGAGTAGCCCATAGAGTAACAGAGTTAACAACCCTTAAACTATAAAGAGCTTTTAAAGTATGATTTCCCACCATTCCTTCGGGATGAACTTTTGTAGATTGAACAACTGTTATCATTCGCCACAAATAACCAGGAGCAACAAATAGAGGTTCAATTATTTCCCTATCTTCCCCATTATCCACCATAAAATCTATTATAGTTTTCCTAACTTCAGGCGGCTTCATGTTTTTTATATCTTCTATAGTCATATATCTATTCCTTAACCTCAAAAATACCGTCAAGATATTCTTTCATTTTCTTCAATTCAGAAATAGGAAGATATAAATTACTTTCCTGATCCATAGAAGTAGCAGCCTTTTTAGTTATAATAGCTTCCTCACTGGATAACCTAAAGGATATACGATAAACAGAACTATCATAACACTCTATTCCAGGCTTTTGACTCTCCCACTCTTTAAAACTTGAAATCTTATCATCGATAGGAGTTGTAATTTTAATTGAATCTCTTAAATCAGCCATATCTATTCACCACCTTCAACTTCAGGATAATTAAACACCTGAAGAAACATATCACTAACCAACTGCTCAGTTGTTTCCCTCTTCATATGCCACCAGTCAACACGCTCATAAGGAGTTGTATCAAAACCATAAATATCATCATTGCTATTTATTATTTCTTCCTGAACGTCTCTTATCATCCATATATTTTTTATTGGTGAATAAGGTATAAACATATAAGTATCAAAATCAAAGTCATTTAAATCCTCTTTCATACTTTGCAGCATATAATTAAACCGATCTTCATACTTTAACCATTTCTCATCATAACTATCAGATTCACCCTGAAACCAGAAAAACCCTTTTATATCATAATTATCCGGCAAATTAGAAAGTATATTATCCATATCAGAAATATAGTTATCTCTCTTCTCTCCAACCTCTACCCAGTTCTCTATTGGTTCCCCTGGATGATTTTGCCATATAACAACAGATTCAGATAATTCATTTTTAATAGCACGGTACCAGTTTAGATTCGCATTAGATTGACCACCACAAATATATACGTCAATCATTTCAGGTTCTTCTATTATCACCTCTTCGACTATTACAGGATCTCCAACAACTTCTATTATTACAACCTCTTGAATCTCTTCATTTATCTCAATTGCATCATCTTCCTGAACAACAATTAAAGAACTTTCCTCATTATCATCAACAACCCTACTATCTGAAACATTCAAATCACAACCTATAAACAATAAAGACACTATTAAAACAACACCTACAAATAATTTAAACTTCATACTACCCACCACCTTTAACATTTTCACGAATTGCATCATCCCAACACTTACGGCATGAAGATTCACCAGGTATACACGGTTCTACATTGGTCATTTCAAAATCAATAGGACAACCATCCTCTGAACCTATAATAACATCCAAGGCCTTTTCATACAGCTTATTGGATTCCTTGACCTCATTAGAGTTTAATATTAACTCTTCATCTCTTCTGTTTTTACTACACATTATTTTCCACCTTTTTTATTATGTAAGAATATTAGTTATTAGTAATAATTATCAAAACTACAAACCAACAACCTCAGACCAATTACCACACCTACTATTTCTAAAATCTATCTTTGAAGTATCTTTTTTAGAATGAGTACAATACCACCCATTTATTGAATCAGCCCAATAAGCACAATTACCACAACACCTTAATTTTTTATTTTCAGATTCCAGGTGTTGAATATATTTAATAACCTTTGCACCTTCCCCAATATCACCAGACTTATTAAAAGCAAGATTTACCATTATCTTTTTATATTCTGACTCAGTTAAAACAACTTTCTCTTTAATTCCCATCTTACACCTCATATCCCTTAAAGAATCCAGTAAATATAAATAACCATCGATATCAAAATCTTTTTCACTATTCATCTATTTAAACCTAAACTCTTTACAATCCGTAACATCAAACGGATGATTGATATGTATTTTTCTAAATGCACACTCACCATAAACAACAGGAGATTTACAATTAAAACAACACCTCTTAAGATGGTTCTTTTTAAATGCAGCACCCAGGACAATACATTCAAACTTTGAGTAATTTTCGTGATATAGATTGTATAATGATTGCTCTGAAGTATTAGAAATTTCGGAAACTTCCCTTAAAGACTTTAAACCCTGTTCTTTACAAAACTTACTAACTGACATTTTTCCACCTTTTGATATGTATTATATTTCAGTATTATACATTTAGCAAGTTTTTTTCTTATTATTTTAGACTATTCAGGAAAAACAGCCTCTTCAGGCTTAGGAGGCGCACCAATATGTATATCACCAGTATGATTAATGTCGACCTTATCACTGTATCCAAACTGTTTCAAAAGGAAGATAGCAACGGCTTGGGGAATATTTTCATCCATAGAATTGGTTAATAATTCGCACTCTATCCACAACTTAGCACGGGCGATAATATATTCGAACTCAGGCTTATCAGCATTATCATATATACTTTGTCTGGACTTGTATCCTAAGTGATACGCTAAACCGGCTATATGGGGTTTATTAGAGCTTAGAACAATAGGTTTACCACCCTTAACAACTATCTTATTATTTTCATCTTTAAGATATTCAGGCTTACACAGGTCAAAATATTCATTTATTTTTTCTTGCATTTCTTCAGCCGATTTAATTATAGGGGGTTTCCCTGGTCCTCTCTTGTATTCCATATGTATAGTATAAACCCTTTATTGTTATTTTTCTATTATTAGGGTAGTTGGAGGAATTGAACCACCTTTGTCACAAAACAACCGAACTAGTATTAAGTTATTCTATCAAGAAATGCAACACGTTATTGCTTAGATCTACCAACCAGGACTACCATGTATAAAATGTTTTTATGGAACACCAAAACCATTATATTAAACACTCGCCAAAGTATTATTATTTTTTCCAATCAACAGGCTTTACAGGTACATATTTACACCCATCTTTAAACATACATTTACCATCCTGGTAATATGTACACTGTATAGCCTTGCAATCTATCATGAGTAATAAACCATTTCCTCTTCAGTAACAATATTATTACTTATACAGTACTTACTTACTACATCCCGTTTCAACCACTTATATCCAGCATCTTCAGACTTATTTACAACAGAGTTCCACTTTTTATCTTGATCCTTAATTATTGCAACCATAGCACTATTTAACTTAGCATTACGCATTTTAATAATTTCATCTATTTCTAATATTATACTTTTAACTGCTGTACCTATAGCCTCTTTAGCTTTGACCATATCACCAGACTCAAAAACAGGCTTTAAATCACTCCAATAATGTTTCGCTTTCTTCATATATTATTTACCTTTCTATAAGCCTTTATTATAGCTTTCCTATCTGAATACTTAGAAACAAATAAAGCCAACGGAATATTTTTATTTATTATCTCAAACATGAATAAATAAAAAATATGCTTCTCTTTTTTCTTATGCTGCTTCTTAGCCTGTCTTTTATTCATGTTCACCCCGTTCAGCTTTCAAAAATGCATCAGCAGACATAAAAGCATATTCAGCCATTTTTTCAGGACTCCAGTTAACATCTTTATTCTTGGAATGCATGTCATGCAAGTAAGAATGAGAATGTTTATACATCTCTATAGCAACTTCCCTTCTTATTCTTTTATGCCTCTTATCTGCACATTCCATAACTTCGGGATCTTTAAAAGGTGCCGCATAACAATAAACAACATCAGTACCAGCATTCACAATAAAAACACCAATCTCACCCAATTCATCAGCTGTCATATGCTCATAGACTTCAGTTAAGAGGTTTTTTATATTATCTCTCATCATCTTCCCTTTCTAACTCTTTAGAATCTTCAAAACCCTGCAGCTGTTCTTCTATCTGTTGTAATCTTTCCTGTTCTTTCTGGATTCTCTTTTCCAGTCTGGCTTTTTCTTGCATTAAAAAAGTTTCTTCGTCTACCGGATCTTTAGGCGGTTTAGCCTTTGGGATTGCTTTTTGTTCAATAGCTTCCTGTCTGACTACCGGATCTTTTAACTTAACTATATTACGTGCTAAATCACTATTGATATCTTCAGGAACATCAAAAGCATACATAGACATTATAACTTTAGCCTCTTTTTTATCTAACTGGCAAACTCTTTCTACAACATCCTCAAAAGGATAACGACGTTGTTGACATTTATCATAACAAGCAACCAGGATTTTACCAAAGTTTTTTAAAAACTTAGTATGCTCCTTACTTACATTCACAACATTCCTAACCTCTGGAACATCAAGAGTCTCAAAATCTCCTCCATCCATAGCCTTAACAACTAAACCATGAAGGATAATTTTAAAATCTTTATTATGACAATGCCTATTTGATTTTTTAGGATTATTAATAAAATCTATATGGTGCGCCAATTCATGCAAAGCCGTATAAATTAAATTATTATCATCTTTAAAATTACGATTATGTATTAAAATCTCTTTAGTTTCTTTATTATAAAGACCATCAACCTTAGAACTTTCTTTACCAGTAAATACCACCTGAAAATCTTCAACATCTTCAGTCACATACTTTAATAAAATCTCTTTAACTCTATCTTGATTCATATATCACCCCTTACAACCACATTTAACCGGAATAAGGGATCCACTATGGTGGTCATACTCTTCCTTAACTCCAGAATCTTTACACTTAGAACAAAAAGGGTTTTCTATCTTAGACTGAACAAAATTAGATTTTTTTACACAATCTAAACATTCACCCTTAACTTTTTTTACATCAAAATTAAATCTTTGATTTCTACTTTTACAATTTAAACATTCATGAGCTAATATTATTTTGTTTTCGATATGCATTTATTGGCCTCCACTAACCAAAGTCCACATTAAAAAAAGAAACACGGGAAGAGAATGTGGATAAACTCTTTTCGGCTGCCGCCTATCCCGTGTCAAACAGATAAAAAAGTAACATTAAAAAACATTAATTTTTTGATAAGTTGAATTATAGTACTATTACTATTTATTGTCAATTTTTTAAATAATTATTAAAAATTAGAATAATAACGGCTGTTTTAATAACTCTCGTTCCCTATCGATTATAGTATTATAATGCTTATCATCTATCTCATAACAAACATACTGCAGCCCTAATTCAATACATGCTTCAACATCTGTACCAGAACCACCAAAAGGAATAACAACTATATCATTTTTACGTGTAGAGTTCTGCATTAACATTTTAATTAAGTTAACAGGTTTCTGAGTTTCGTGATTATAGGATCCCGATATATTTACTTGTTGACTATGATTTATTACATCAGTCATTTTTAAATCATTGATCCACGGCCGCCGAATCATTTCATTCTTATGCTTTAACTCTTCGTAATCTGATTTTAAATATCCATAAGGTTTACATAAATAATTTTTATCTTCTCCAGCATTTAACCAGGACCTTAATTTATTATAATGACCCTCTGTTATCATTGCCGGTACAGACTTATCCAGGCTTAATACAGAACTAGCAACACCGCCGCCATTAGTAGCAGTACCCAAAACAGAGTTAACCTCTTTAAGAACTATCTTACCTTTACTTTTAATAATTTCTGACCTGATATAATCACGAACATTACCGACACATAGATCATTAGTATTTATCTCAGGATTAGAATAAAATAAGCATCTCTCTGTTACAGGTGCATAGCTTCGATAATTATCGGATCCCTTCCTCGTCTGGCAATCAGACTTTTCCCACACTAAAGAGTTTTGATATGTAAAATATTTATCTAGTATTATTTGAGTATATGCGATATTACGAGCATGACCCCACCAATATAATGACCCGTTGTCTTTTAAGATCCGTTTACACTCAATAACCCATTTTTCAACATCCTTCAGATAATCCTCGAAACTGGACCATATAAAATCAAAATCACCTTTAACCTGGTAGTATGGAGGATCAACCATTAAAAGACTGACAGACTTATCCGGAATATTATTACTCATCCAATCAGCATGTATAACCTTTCTAGTATAGCCTTTTGATAAATCCATAGGGTTTAATACTTTTTTACGGTTATCAACTATCTGTATATTATCTATCAATAAACTACTCATTAACTACTACCCTATTTTTATAAACCAGCTTTTCCAGAAACTTCATACAATCTACAACTATAGAATTACCAGCCATTTTATACATCTGACTATTAGATATTCCAGCAGATTGTATTTTTAATATATCACTTGCGGACACACCCATTAATATAAAACACTCTGTAGGTGTTAATTTTCTAAATCTATACACAGGTTTTTCTAATATTAAATGCTCTTTTGTTATAGAAGTAGTTAGACAATTACATATATCATCTGTTCTTTCCTTTAAGACCTTACCTCTTCTTGGACTATAATCGTTTCCGGACCGCATATTTTCACGCCGTATTCTTTTTGATTCTTCAGACCTAGCCTCTGTTAAAATAACACGTTCCACAACATGCGTCCTTCTACTCTTACCAACATCACCAGAACTTGTTCCCTTGTGATAATTTGCATCAATACAATAAGAATTACCATCACACTCATAATTACGTTTATACCCGTTATACCCGTTATATCCTTTATCTTCCAAAGCTTTTATAAGGCTTCTAGTTTTATCTTCAGATAAATAATATTTTTCATCAACTTCACTTTCTAATATATTTTTAAGCCTAACACCATTATCAAAATCATCATAAAAACTAAAAGACCCATCATCATGACTTTTTAATATAGAAACACAAAACACCCTTTCACGATTCTGAGGGATACCGCAAAACTTTGCATTTATCACCTTCCAGTAATTATTATAACCCAACTGGTCCAGAACCTTTAACCAGTTTTCAAAATCAGGCTTATGTTTTTTACCAACAAGATTTTTAACATTTTCCATCATTAAAAACTTTGGTCTTTTAAGTTCTATTATTTTCTGACATTCCCACAAAAGGGAAGATCTTGAACCGGTACCCTCTTTTAATCCTCGTTGCTTTCCAGCCATAGAAATATCCTGACAAGGGAAAGAATATGTAAATAGATCCATTTCAGGCAAACACAGCCCGTTAATTTTAGATATATCACCATAGTTTTTAACTGGTCCATGTACTGCCTCGTGTGCCTGAATAGCGTATTTATCTATTTCTGATACACCTACAATCTTATGAGGTACATTATATTTTTTTAATGCCATTGCCTGAGAACCGTATCCGGCAAATGCTTCAAATACTCTTAACATCATTTTCCACCTTTTTTAATAGAACCCATAATATCTATTTTCTTACCGGTCCCCTTTTCACTGTCATTATATTGATACTTCTTAGTATCAGTCTGAACCTTTTTAACTGCACCTATAGCATCCCAAACCCAGGTATTTAATGCACCGTAATCAGACTTATATTTTTTACCTTTAGCTAATTTATAATTACTAAGCTTCTCTATACCTTCTTTTACTTTCTTCTCTCCATAAAGATCTATAAGTTTTATATATTCTTTTTCTTGAAGAGCAACATTAGTGAAATCATAATAAGATTTTTTAGCCGGTTTTTTAGAAACTGGCTTATTATCTTTTATAATATTAGAACTAGTAGTATTATCTTTGACTTTTTTATCAATAGGGTCATTGATTTTATAATCATCAGATGTATTGATATTTAAATCATTACCCCCATTGATTAAATTATCAATAGGTATAGGATTTATAGTTAAATATCTATTTTCAACCTCTTTTGATCCATCTTTATACTTTACAACCCTATTAACATGACCACACTTAACTAAATTACTAACCCATCTTGATACAGTTTCTTTACTAACCTCATAAAGTCCAGCGAAATAGCTATTTTTTGCATAACAATACCCATATTTATTAGATAAACATGTAATTTCTGTATACATGATTTTTTCCATAGGCTTTAATCTATTATCGTACCTTACATGACCAGGCAATATACCGTAATAGGTAGGCTCTTCAACTTCTTTACTATTATCCATTTACTCTACCAATAAGGCCTTTTTATATAAACTTTTTTCTATAGATTTTTCCTTGTCTGATTTCCATTCAGAAACTAACACACGAACTCTATCAAGACCTTTCTGACTAACAACAGTAGAAACCCTTATATTACCACCACCTTTTACAGATTCAATTGATTTAAATAATTTTTGATTCTTATACATCTGATAAGGTTGATTATATCGAGTCAAATACTTTTTATCTCTCAATATTTTATATATGTTATTTCTGCCACAATCAGGAACATTTAATATATCAGCAACCTCTTTCATGGTTAACCATTTGTCAGACTTAGTAACAGCATCATAAAACTCAGCCTTTGGCTTTTGTTCTATTGCAAGATTCTTAAGAGCTACTATTTCATCCTGGAGAGTTCCTATTTTTTCTTGCTGTAATAACATTGCTTGTTGTATTATAAGTTCTTTTTCTAAATTAGTTTTAGGCATATCCAACAACTTCCGACGATCATCGGAAGTAGCAATACTACTATTTTGAGATATTCTTAATTTAACAGCTGTAACCTCTATCTCATTAAGATTTGTTGTAATACCTCTTTTCATTTTATCCGGATATAACTCTCTGATTCTTTTTTCAATAAGATCCCTACTAACATCCAAAACACTAGCCAACTCTTTTATTGTCATATTCCCCTCCAGGTATAAAAAAAGCCTACAATTAAACAGTGTTCGACCGTATACATAGAAGAAAATAGAAAACCTCTAAATACACCACTGCTTAATAATAAGCTCTTACAATTCTATTTTATTTCATACGGGGTCGAATCCGATAAATAATAATATTACAGCTAGACCGTTAAGTCTAGCTATTTATTTAAATCTCTTTTACCTCTTTAACAAAAGGATTATTTTTTAATCTTCTGTTTTTCATCAGATAATAAGACTTAACCAGGTAATTAAATAAAATGGTATATCTCATTATATTTTTAAGAATAGGTTTAAAAGTTGGTTCACCTGTCTTTTTATCTAAATGGAGTATTGCAACCTTTTCAATAGGTTCCTGACCATCCTCCAACATTTCATTATATGCCTGTTTATATGCACATAATTGATATTTCATTTCATCGTAAATACCGGATGATGTTTTAAAATCAATTAAATATCTATGTCCATTAATTTTAGCAATAGCATCGAACCGACCAGCATAACCAATAGACAGACAAAATACAGTACATTCCACTTGTTCCCATTCAACATGATTAGTTTCTTCCCATTCCTGAAAAGCTTTGTAACCAATATTAGCCTGCTCATCATCTCCCAGTATTTCGATAACCCTGGAATCCTCACCCTTAATATGTGCCTCAATTGCATTATGACACCTAGTTCCAGAAGTTGCAGCCTTATCACGTTTCTGAGCGTATGCCTTTCGTGCAGCCTGCAGAACATCTTCACCACGGTGTACATCTTCTTTATCTTGAACAACTTCAATATTTTCCTGTATGTGATCAACTGCACAATTTGAAGCCCAACTTAATAAAGCCGGTTTATCCAGCATCCCTGTAATTGTTGTAACACTTGGGTATTGAACCCCGTTTAGATCATAAGCCATAATTATTCCTTATCCTCTTCGTATATTATCCGGCCTTTATCTTTAGACTGGACACAGGATATTAAACCCTGTTCATTTGCTAATTCAGTAACTTCACCACATTTTTCATCTGAAGAACTACCAATACAACCGGTACAATAATGCTCTATACCGGAATACTCTTTATTTACAACCTTAAGTTTCATTACCTAAAGCTTACCAGCCATTGCAGCAATATCATTTGCAGCCTGTAAAATAACACCTGTACCATGATTTTTTATATCAATAGAATCCTGATTTTCAAGCTGAATAATATAAGAACTAATAAAGTCAGTTATGTCAGTTGAAAACTTAACCAGCTTATCTTTATCAGATGCAGCGGCTAACTTTTTAGCTGCTTCTTTTTTCCGTTGCTCGTCCTGGTCTTTTCTGGCTTTTTCTTCTCTGGATGCAATTAAATCATTATTATTTTTAATAAGATCTTTGAATTGCTTTTTATTGTAACCTTTTAAAGAATCGATAGAAATTGATATATCTGACTTCACATAGTTTGACCTACGTTTTTCATATCCATCAGATATTAATTTTTGTGCAAACTCCAGAGCTTTTTCACTATCTATAATTTGCCCCTTAAGAGTTTCGAGATAACCTTTAAAAGTTTCAAGAGTAAAACTATATACCTGGTCCTTTGTTGTGGAAACATCGATATATAAAAACTCACCACTATTAGAGTTGTATTTAAACCCTAAATCAATAAGCATTGTTTTTTTAGTTTCAAATAACTCAGCCTGTTTTTTCTGCTTCTCTTTTTCAGAGGCTTCAGAATCTTCCTTTTTAATCTTTGCTAGATCCGTAATAGCCTTATACTCAGAATCAGTAATTAAACCAAAGTCAATATTTTTAACATCTTCGATAAAAGGAAGTAGCTCTACAGACTCTTTTAATCTAGAATCTCTTAATTCACCTTGTTTCTGAATCTTTTCCCTCTGCAGTCTCTCTTCCTCTTCCTGTTTAAGTCTTTTTTCTATAGTAGATCTTTGACCCTCTAGGTAAGAATTAAACTCATCATCTTCCATATCTAATAAAAATCCAGGTAGATTTATATTTTCATCTAACTCCAGAAGTTTAGCTTCCCTTTTTTTAAGCCTATCTTCCTTTGCTTTCTTTTCAAGGTTTTCATAATATAATTCAACCTCTTTTAATGAGTTCTCACGCTCTACAACTGCAAACTTTAATATATTGTTCACACCGTCAATAGCTTTACCAGCAGCGACAAAATAAGCCTTTTCAGTTTTTCTTACTTTTTCGGCTTCAATTCTAACCTTACCGATATCTAACCTTAAACGCTTTGCAGCCTTACAGGTTTCCGGCGATATCTCCATCGCCATTACTTCAGCATACTTTTTTTCAAACCCTTCCAACATATCTGTCATTGGTTGGAATACTTTTTTAATCTGTTGAGCTTTTGACTCTTCAACACTTCCAAGTACTTCATTAAATGTATCAGCTGTTACAGCTTCAACTTTTACCATCTCACTACTCATAATTTTCCACCTTTTTCATGAAATAATATTCTCATTATCTCATCTTTAAATAATTCACTATCACCAGTCTTATGCTCATAGTGATCCTTAATTTGATGAATCCGCAAATCGTTAATATTATCACGGTCACTTTCCCATCTACTAACTTGATTAGGCTTAACACCCAACATAGATGCAAACTCTGTTTGATTCATCCCAATTAAATGCCTCGCATTCTTAATCAATAACCAACGTTTCATTTAATACCGCCTTACATCCATAAATATATGGGATTACCCATAATATGTCAATAATAAAAAGAGACTTTTTTAAAAAAGCCTCTAAATGACAAAATACGAATTATACTAAAATATCTTTTTCATAAACCTCCAAAATAGATTATCAACAGTACTATTCTTTTCTCCGGTATCTGTACGGATTATATTTAAACTATCTACGATAGCTTTTAAACTTTACTAGACCACAATTCATGGCTTTTGTAATCTTCTACACCTAGATCCTGGTAAATTGGCTCCAGGTGATCCCGTAATAATTGTTTCTTAGAAGTATTAATAATAACACTAGAATTACATTTACTACAGGTTATTTTTATATTGTATGGATGGTGAACAACTTCAGCACCCAATATTTTTACATTACCCTTAATAATTATATGAGCCATTTGTGGCAACCTCTGAAGATTAAAAGGCTTATGGCAAACCTCACAGCACCCACCGGCATAATTTATCATTTGCCTTTTTTGTCTCTCTATATCTTCTTTTTCTTCATAAGAGAGTTTTTTATTTGTATAAGTTAAATCCTCCAGCTTCAAAACGTTCCCCTCCATGCTTTCTTAAATAATTAAAATATCCAACACTTAATAATGCAGAGTGATCACCTTCCAATTTACGCATTGACTCTTCTACTTCTTTTGGAATCTCTTCAGCCATTTTAATCTCTGATAACATGATATGTAATGATTTACATTGCTGCTTCATTGTCATATCTTCCCAGTGCCTTGGTTCTTTAACTATAAACCGATGATACTCTTCAGGAAGATTATTAATAAAAAAATCTACATCTTTTGATGTTTCACCACCAAAACTATAATATGCAGCTTTAGCATCACAACCCCAATATTTATAATACTTTTTTAAACCATCAATAGTTCTTATCTGTCTACCATTCCACATAGAACTATAACAGCCTGAATTATACCAATGAGTTAAAAGAGCATGAAAAGCACCCCTTAAACGGCTTCTATCTCTTTCTACTTCTACAGTAACAGAAATAACCTTTTTCTCATTATCCATAATATAGTCTAATAGTTCCGGTGGAATATTTCCTTCTTTAATTTGATATTTTGGCATTTTTAAAGCTCCGGTATAGTTCCATCAATAAAACTTTTCTTAACAAAAGTGGAAGTTTCAGCAATTAAAGATTTTTTCTTATCTTCATCATAATCCTTTTCATCAAGAGCCTCTTTAAACTTTATATCTAATTCATCCTCAGACTTTTTATTAATATTTTCTTGTTTTTCAAGATCTATACCTGGACCACTAAAGGGATCTTTAAAATCACCTATTTTATTATTTTCATAACTCTGTAACCCCTGAGCATCATCTGCAATACTCATATAAATATTAGATGAAAAACCTAATCTTGATAAACCTTTATTAAGTGCATCAGCAGTAAGACTTTTTTTAAATGAATTATTTAATTTACCATTAAAAGAGGTTATCTCTCTGGATGATTCTATATATATAATACCTTCAGCACCATCATGAGGATAATACAACTCTGCGGTATAATCACAATTCAATAATAAGGTTGTATTTATATATTTCTTACCATCCTTTTCAGAAACAGAAACACTCTTACCAATTTGATACCTATCATATACAGGATTACGAACACCCCATTTAATACCCATAGGACCCCATTCATCTGTCGCCCTCATAATTTGATAAGTTGGATTTATTCCAGTTAATTCCTTACCATCTACATTAATAGGATAAGTATATTTTCCATCTGTTCCACTTACAGACTCCCAAAACCCTAGATTATTCACTGACATTTACACCCTCACTTTTTTATTATTCAACAATTCTACCGGATCATCAAAGTAATGATTATCAGGAATATGATTACCACAACTACCACAATACTCATTTTCTGACCATTCCGGTGGGTCTACCCTTGTTGCTTCTCTTAAAATTATAGATTTTAAATTACTTTCACTGTGCCACTCTTGGCAATGGCTACACCAATATACTCCCATTGTTTCCACCTTTTTGACTTGATAATATAAATATAACATACAATCTTTTTTGTGTCCACAATGTTGACACTGTTATTTTTTAATGTATAATGAAAGATAAGAGGTTATTATGGCTAAACAAAAAAAAGATGATGAAATAAAAGTTAGAGCTACAGAAGAACTAAAAAACAAAGCTCTTAATAAGGCTATGTCAAAAGGCTTAACACTTTCGGCATACGTAACAATGTTAATAACAGAAGATGTTAAAAAGGTGGATTAAAGTGGATATTCCAAGATTACAATTACAGGTAAATACAACAACTAAAAAACTAGGTTACACAATAACCAGAGAAACAACCATTGCAAAATTAAAAGATGAAATCAATGAGCTAGATTTTTCTAAACCAATAGATTCATGTGCATTACCTAAAATGCTTGTAGACGTTAAAAACGATGGTTTATTTTTTAAAGTCTATAAAGACCATGTAAAAGGTACTGAACTGGAAGAAATACCAGATATGTTCTTTGTCCTACTATCCTACTGTGAAGAGATAGGACTAGACTTTGAAACCCTGGCAATTGCTAAAAAGCGTTTCAATGATTTACTTGCTGCTGAGAAATAGCACTTTCAATTTTAGAGATTATATTTAATATAGTCTCTTTTTTTTCTTCATACTCTTCCTGAGTAATTTCACCAACCATATATTTAACATTAAAAGACCATAAAAGCATCCTATAATAAACAAGAACTAATATAACCTTATCCTCTACAGGATCACCAGAAAGCACCGGTTTTAATGGAACTGCTGGTAATCTTACAACATCAATAGGCTCAATAGTCCTACAACTCAGAATCATTAAAAATATAAGTAACATTACTATTAGTTTCTTTTTTTTCATCTTCTCCCTGGTCCTTTATATTATCTTTTATAATATCTTGTTTATGCTGCAGCTCATCATCCTGATTCGCATAATCTGCATTATTATTTATTTGATCTATATATCCTTTACATCTATCAAGTAATTTATCATTATCTTTCTTCAGATCCTTATTACTATCAATTAAAAAGATATTAACCAAAACACTAATTACCAATAGTGCAATAATTATTATTACAAACTGAATCATATTACCCCCATTAATTTAATAAACCCTCTAACTAAAAGAGAGGGTTTTAAACAAACAACAAAATAAATAATTAAGGTGCATCCCTTATTAAGTAATCATAAAAAACCTTTGTGCGCTCCATATCTATAGCATATAATATGTCATAACACGAATCCAACATTAACCCATCTGTTATACTTACCTTTTTTAATGGACTGGCCTCTAAATCTTCTATAGTAAAAACTTTTGTATATGCAGCAATAGCATTATTTGTAATTTGCTTAACATTATACTCTTTCAGTTCTCCTATATCTTCACTTACACCCTGAATATCTTCTTTCATCTCTCTTATTTCTGCTTTAACTACTTCAGTAATTACCGGTCTTAAAGCTTCAGCAAGAGCGACTTCTCCAGCTTCTAAAACACTTACCTCATCAGAAGCAAATCCCTTAGCAACCTCAACAGCCTGATCAACTCCAAGAATAAGAGATAAAACCACTATTAGCGCTACTTTTCCATACTTGTTTAAAAAATTATCCATCTTTTCCCCTAGATTATTAATATATTTCATCTTACACCATCCCCTCTATTCTGCATAGCGTTAATACCATTTCTAACATTATGCTTTATAGCATTACCAAAAAGTAAATATAACCCAGTATTTGTCCAGTGTTCTATTATTTGAATATCTATACCACTATCAGAAATAAATATTTTTACTACAGATAGCACAAAAGCCACACCCAGACATATATAACCAGAAATCTTCATTTTCCCAGTTGTTTTAATTTTATCTTCTAAAATAGTAGTATTGCTTTCTTGCATCAATGCCCCTTTTCCAGCCTTTAACTGGCTTAGTACCAAAATCTAAACCCTCATGTAAATAATAGTCCTTACTATTAGTATAATACCTTTCCTGAAAAGTTCCACTTACCAGGGTATTATATGGATAAAAATTAATTCTTAATAACCACGGTATTGGATTACTAGTAAATTTAGCCTTTAAGGCCTCATACCCTTTTTCAAAATATGATAAATGACCATGCTTAGGACCGTTACCAGTATCACCCATAATAGCAATTAACTGCCCCTGTTTTACAGTGTCACCCGTTTTAACCATATTTTCCTTATTATGTCCCTGTAAAGATGCTGAACCATCAGGATAACCAATATATATACAATTACCGTAATCATTAGAGTAAAAAGCTGTTATTACAATTCCATCATCAGGTGCATATACATCATATAAACTGCTTCTTTTCATATTATATCCTATTTTTTATTCCATCAAAAAACATTGCTGTTTTTGCTATTTGCCCCGAATCAGTAGAAGTATTAACCAACCTTATAATACCAGAACTTAACAACGAAACTGTAAAAGGTATCCCGCCCCCTATACCATCATTAGAATTTCTCAATGTAAACACCCCCGTTGACCCTATAATAAATACATCATATATTGACTGTCTTGACTGTGTTGCAAAATCAGATCGCCTTAAAGAAACATATAAAGTTCCAACATATCCTGAGTTAGAAGTTTCATCTCCTAAACTCATGTCCAATATTCCACCATTAGGATTAACAGTTGCCCTTTCTTCCGCTTGTCTTAATTGTGGATCAAAACTATTACCACTATGTATAAGTTTTTCTCCGCTCCCTGTTTCGCTATAATTAATCAATGATGGATTATAGTTTGCAGGAGTTACCGCATTACCATTATACAAATTACCTGTTGGTGCAAGTCCTACCTCATTATAAGCATAACCAGGATTATTTTTTGCTTCATCAATATAATGTGTATTATTTGAAGTTACATTTCTTGAAGGAGTAAAACCAACACCCTCAATTCTTATATCATCTTGAAAATCATCATTACCATTATTTTTCCAAAAATTATTACCATCTATTATTAAACCGACTGGATCTATAGCATGCACAGCATGATCACCGCATCTCCAAAACGTATTACCCGATATTATACATTGACTTGTTGCTGCTGCTAAAAAAACACCTTTTCCAAGTATTAACGCTGGATTTCCATCAAACTCATTATTTATTATTCTTATTTGATTTTGACCTGCAGTGGCTAAATATATACCACCTAAATATCGACTACATATAAGTCCTGGATTACCGCTTATATCAATAGCCCCTGTCGTAGACCCAAAAAGTCCAATTGTAAACTCTCTTGTATGACCCCAAACATAAGTTCCAACAATAGTAGAATCTGTTAAATTATCAAATCTTATAGAGTTATTTTGTATCCAACAGTTTTCAATATGATTTAAAAAAGCTGTTGTAACTGCTCCTGTCTTTTCTAACCAAATACCACCAACGTTAACATCGGAATATTGCGAATCAATATGTCCAGACTTTACCCTACTATTCTTTATTGTAACTACCTGGGGATTGCTTAAATGTATCTCATACTTTTCCGTTAATCCTGTTACAGTTTTTTCAATAAAAACATTGTCAATTATAACATTATCAATCCTTTCAGACACACTATTTGATAATATCTCTATATCATTATCTGAATATAATTTTAAAGAATATTTTTTTCCAAGACCTTTTATGGTTATTCCCGATTTTAAAAGCAAACTTGTATTAAGCTTATAAGTTCCACTCCCCTCAATACTTATACCAGAATCAACCATCTCTTGTAATTCATTGGTATTATTTGTTCCACCTGATGAATCACAACCAAAAGTTCTAGGATCTGCTTTAGTTACAGAATTACTCCATTTCCATCTACCCGGGCCAACAACCGCAGTCGGCTTTATTCTTGATCCATTATTATCATCGTCTGAATCAGAAGAATCCCAAAAATAAGGAGGCATTTGAACATCTCCAGGCAATGTATGCCCCGATAATTTTAATTCTTGACCATCCACACCTCCTGTAAATAATCTTAAATCCGAAACGGTTAAGTTTGAATATGTTAATAATTCCCATTTATCAAGATTTTCATTAGGTTGATTTCCCTTATTAGGTGCCAAGTCTACACCCGATATAGACTTCCATATCTTACCATCATGCAATACTAATGATATTCCGTTATAATACTCATCTTCTATATTCCATTCTGGTATACCAGACTGATACATATATTTCATATTAGTAGTTAACATAAAAAACAAACTATTCATATCTTCTGTATACGGAAGCCTACTAGTTCCTTGATCTGAAGTTATACCAAACAGCCCTAATGAATAATTAGGATCTGATTGAATATTATCAATATCTTTTGTTGTTGCTGGTAATCCGCTAGACTTCGAACCTATTATCCCAAATTCTCCAGTCCCCGCACCATCACCAAATATTTTCTGTAATGCTCTTGTTATTTTCGACATTTATCTTCCCCCTAATAAGTCAACCATCCACCAAATGGATTACTAGAATAATCAACCATTCCCTGTAAAAAACTTGGTATGGCATTATTACTATAATCTATCATACCATAAATATTATTTATATCTGGTGTAAAAGTTAATAACAACCCTACAGCCATAGGTTTTGGCAGTGCATTTTCAGCCCGTGCTATTTCAACAATACGCCTTAACTGCTCATCAAAAATATATTCTACAGTCATATTTAAATTATCATTAAATATAACATTTGTACCATAAAACATAAATAATAAATCATCTATTTCCTTAGTGGAGTGATTTGAATTATTCTGTACTATTTTTAATTTTATTACTTCTCTTAACTCATCATCTGTTAATGTATAAGCTGGTTTTTGATCTGTTTCATAAGACAACAATATTGCATCTGGTATAGGATCTTGTTGATAATCAATAACACCGGCAACATCAACATAAGGCTGAGGCTCATTATAGTCAACAACACCCCAAAAGATACGGCTAAACTCAAAACGATTAACCACCCTTCCAGCATTTACATATTTAGCCAATACATCTAACTGTACACCTACAGCAGTATCTATATTATAACCATTTTCTACAGCCTTTATTAAATCATATATCATTGATCCGGCTACAATACTAGATATATGACCCCTAGCCTTATCTTTAGACCGATATTGAATTATTAAAAGGTTAACATAATAAGCAATAAGAATTTCATTCATAATATAGTTATCCTTGAGACATCATTTATAAATCTATTTTTAACTGATGCTACCTCAACTATTTCAAGCCATGTTATACCGTCATCTGAAACCTGCATACCTGTAACAATATAATTATTATTTATATCTTTTACAGCACAAATTATAGCTCCAGCATCAGCATCCTGACCGATTCCCCATAAAACATTCTTAACTATCTGAAGCTTTATATTATCTTCATCAATAGTATCATCTGAAGTTATTGCAAATCTTATATATAAATCTTCATTTCCAGGGACATCATATTTTACAGTATAATTTCTATTGTCTGGTCTTGGAACAAGTACCGTTTGATCACCACGCATACCGCAACCGGCTGTTTTCTTAGAATATATAACCTGGCCTATATCTGCAGGACTTCCTCCCTCAACAATACACCATATAGTATGTGCCTCGGTTCCATCAGAATCCGTTACATTAGTATCATTTTCATAAACAATCGCTGTTGTTACACCATCAAGATTATTTAAGGCACCTTCCAAACCATCTAAAAATCCGACTGAAGATATAGCCGTTGATATTTTACGCCGCTGCTTTAATGATGCATCTGATTCCTCATCTTCTCCAATTGAATTAGCACCAGAAGGATTATTAATACCCGTAACACCCGCTATAACTGTTTCTGGTGTTGTTATAGTATTAACCGTTACCTCTACTTGACCTATATCAGCAGCCCTAAAATTAAAAGAGTATGTTCCAGCAGTAACTATATTTTGCGAATTAAGTAAATGAAAGACAGTACCCGCATCATCTTTTACAGAGTATAAACCTGGCACTGATGGATTAAGTTCATTTGACTGAGAATCTAAACCGATAAGATTTAAAGCTCTATCGGTAGTTATTTCTACATTTTGAAATGTATAAGTACCCTCATTACGTGTTATACCATTTATAGCAACCCTCTGATCTAACACACGACCTATGGCCTGGTCAGGATCAAAACCAGCGTTTACAAGAGTTAAAACCTCTCTTAAATCAATACCATTCTGAGTAAATATATCTATCTGCTGTCCATCAGGCGTATTCTGATCAACATTTATATCATTACCATATATACCCTGAAAAGCTGCAACCAGTTCATCCCTTAACTCTGTAAAGGTTTTTGTCTGCAATCCATTTACATCTAAAATATCAGGCATTTATAACTCCTACGCCACAAGGCTCATTCCTAAAGCATTAAGATAAGCTTCAGAAAAGAAATCTTTCTCTATTATCAATATATCAAAAGTACCCCAGGCACCCATATTATTACCACTTACATTTAATACGTTTATTCCTAAATCTGTTTTTTCCGGTATTGGATCTGGAAACGTTCTTTCATCGACATAAAAGTTAGACCCTGTTGTCATTACTCCAAAATCCTTCTTTTCTTTAAAAACCTTTCCTTCTCGTCTACTAACATATGCAAAATCACATTCGTCAGTTCCTTGAGATCTTGTGACGCCGGCCTCACCTCTAAATAAAAAGGCAACATACCCACTAGGAACAGTATATGTTAATTGCTTGCTTTGGTTAGCACCATTTACAATTCCTGTTAACACCTTAGTTAAATCATCAGGTATACCACCCGTTACAGTAGTATCATAATAAACATATACAGTGCCTTGAATATCACCTCCAGCATCCGCAGCACTTTCACACCTATGCGCCCTTACAATATCATAACCACCAGGAATAATAACTTGTGTTTTTGTTTGCCCCTGAACCTGAAAAGGTATTGTTTCTGTTACCCAATCACTACCAATCAACTTATATGCTAATATTTCTACTATTTGATTATCTGCTGGATTACTTGAAGAAATATAAATAGGCTCACCAGCATCATTACCCCAGGGATATACTCCACCAAACTCCCATAGTGTTTCAGGAACAGTACCAGGACTTATATTTTTATTTGCTCCAAACTTATCAACCCATGAAAACTTAGGATACAACCCCATTGTTACAGCCAATTTAAATGGTATTGACTCAAAACTACTCGTACTAGCATTACCAATTAAAGTTGTTGCTAAGGTTCTTTTTTCATTTATCGTAACATATACATCTTTATCACTATCCAAATCTAAACCTCTACTGTTCCTATTCCGTACACTGTAAAAACTTCTAAGCTTGCAGTATACTCTCTTGTTTCTCTATTTTCACCAGAAGTAAAACTTAATATTTTTAATACTCCTTCACTCTGAAGAACAACCCTTTTAACATCTGCATCAAGAAAAGATTTTGTATTTTTATCAAGAAAATTATAATAATCAACACCCTCTTCAGGATCTTTAAAACTATCACCCTTCCAAGATTTAAGCCTTGTTCTTATATTTAGTATAACGGCATTTAAATTACTTGTATAGCATTGTAAACCTTTACCAAAAGTAAAGTCATTATCTGAATCTAAAGCTCTATGTATCATCCTATATTTACCCCCAGGCTTCCACTATTTATTTTTCCCGAAGCAGTTACAGGAATACTCGGCACTGATCCAGGAACTAAACCATTTAAGACACTTGATACGTTTGCTATCCATGCAATAAATGCAGCATCGGTAACACCATCAATAATAGTCAAATCTTCCTTTCTCGCTGCTGGATTTAAATTAGTTGCAACACCTGTAACAATATCTACATCACCGCTTCCACCATCTATAATCGATCCATTAGATTCTATCACAGAGCTTTTATCTGTTTTTATTTCTAATGGATACCCCGTTGCATTTAAAACCACCTTATCACCAGACAAATCTAATACTGATGTTTTAGGATTAATACCAACCAAAGCAAACCCATCAGACAAACTATGTTTTCTTTTTGTTGGAGGCTCTGAAACATTTGCAGTACTCCACCATGTATCAATATCCCTATCATTAAAAAACGTTAAGCAATAATCACCTGGCTTTACTGGAAACTCCAAAAAAGCACCGCCACCCTGCATAACAACAATAGGACAATCAACTAACAAAGGATAATCAACAGTCTTAGAACCTTGAACTCTTCTTTTTACCTGGATTTTTATTTCTGCTGTTTGCTCTTCAAGATTAACAGTTTCTATTTTTCCAATCTGAATACAATTCATTTTTGCAAATATAGAGTTTTTCAATTCTTCTAATAAATCATCTAAATCAGGTGGTATTATAGTTTGCTTAGACATTTACAACCTCCGTTAACCCATTAACCCCAAAATATAACTGTATCTGTGTTACCGCATCCCCTGGAATAGCCTGAGAAATTGTTACAGAATGAGAAAAACCAACAACTTTATATGTTCCATTATATATAGATTCTAAACTTTCTATAACACATACATTACCTACAGATATTTCAGGAAGAAATAAAACAGGTACCCACAACAAAGCATCTTGTCTTTTAGGTGTTGCAAGTAATTGCCTTGAATCCAAAACTATAGCTTTACCTTTTATTACCTCATCATCTGTCAGTATATTTACAACTTCATTATCTATAAAGTAATTATTTTCAGAAACCTCACCTAACAATGAAGATGACTGTCCAACTAAAACCTGACCCCTTGGACTATCTCCCTCTGAAGCTGCACCAAAAACTCCGGCTATAACATTAGGCATATCATTGATAATCTTTTTTAATATATCTTTTTTATCTGTATTTTTTTCTATAGTTGTAGAGGTAAAACCATTCTGTATAGCATCCAACCCATCAAAACACTCTATAGATGTAATCCATTCTGTTTTTTCTTTTGTGGAACTAGCCTCATAAATATTACCCTTAAAGACTTCTTTTAAACCATTACCATATCCAGCACGTAAAGAAACAGCCCAATACTCCGTAGTAGTGAATCTGTCTTTATATATCTGACTCCTGGTATTTTTCCCAAGATTATATATCTTAATACTACATCTATTAGCCGATGCAAGTGTATTCCTTGTTAAATTAAAAGATAGAGTTAAAGGTGGATTTATGACCAATTTCTTACCTTGCGGCGTAGTTATCTCCAACCTATAATTTCTTTGAAACTTCAAATCTTAGCCCCTTCATAAGCTTCATTTATTTGCTGAACCTCTTCAGGTGTTAACACTCCAAGTAAAACCCTACCTGTTGAAAAATCATTTATTAAAAATGGTTCTGTATTATCTATAACATTTACATTTAAACCAAACGGTATTATCTTTTCAAATTGTTGCAACAAGTTTGGAGAACTACAAACCCTTAATCCATTAACAATAAAATCACCAAACTCTATATTTATATACCACATCTGAACAGCTGGTTTATAATCTAAAGTAATTACTACAGTTTCACCATTAGAAACCTGAGTATTTAAACTCTGTGTAGATAAAGCCTGTATACCTTCCAATACTTTCATAAAGCTCCTACCACCTGAAATAAAAAGGATTCTTCTCTCCCTTGAACCTTCCCTATATCCTCTTCCTCTACCTTCTGTATATCCACTCTTGGTATATTTGTATAATTATCAAAATCTATAGTTTCTACATCAGCAAACCTTATTTCTTTAAGAGACACAATAACATTACTTATCTGGTCACTCTCTTGACCCTGAGAAAAACCTATATTTGTAATCATCATATTATCAAAATATCTCCACGGTGTTTGAACTGTTACAAGTTCTGAAGATCTCCAAAGAGAGAATAAATTATTAAACGCTTTTTGCTGCTCTGTTTCCTCCGGTTTTTCTCCCTGAAAAAAATCTACTACATTCTGTGTTCTATCTAATATCTGATTTATAGAACTTGCCGCAGTTTCAGTAGCACTTACAACTCTTTGAGCATCTTGTATAAATCCTGGTGTAAAATCCCCCAAATAAGCATCAACAACCTCTAACCTATTATTTATCTCTTGTATATCCTCTTCAGTTTTTTCAGGTCCACGATAAACCAACTCACCAACAAAACCAGATAATGTTACCGTTATAGGCTTATTTATCTTATGGTCATTGATGAAACTATTATCCTCTGTAAAATGCTCTGTTATATCAGATGATAAGTTTATATCTTCATTCTCAGGAATATCAAAAACAAAACCTGATATACCCTTAGCTGACTTTGGCTTTACAAGAGTCTGAACAGATGAATCAAGAAAACTTTCACTATTATTAGAATTAGGTACAACTTTTAAACCAACATTATTAAAAGACATTATTCATCCCTCGACAGCTGTGCAGATGTTCCCTCTATTTGATTACGCAACATCCTGGCCGCTGTATTACCTGTCTGCTCCGGATCACTAGATCCATAAACATTCATATTTATATTATTGTTCTGAGTTCTAGCCTGTTCGGCTGAAATATTCCCAAAACCACCACCTGACAACACCTGTTTCCACCAGTCAGCTTTTATTATTCCAGGTGCCGCATCATAAAAACGATCTGATCCAATTGCTGCACCAAAGAAATCCAACATATCAGCTTTTCCAGTTTCACCCGCTTCTCTAGCCTTATCGGCTGCATTGGTCATAACCTCAAAATTACCACCATCTATTAAGTCAACTATAGCCTGTATTGTTTTAAGAACACCTTCAAGTATATCACCCCATGTACCCCATTCATCAAGAATAGCATCAATTTTAACCTGGTCAAATCCTTTTACAGCATCAAACAACTCTTTAAATGTTTCTAATTCAGGAACCATCTGACCAAACATAGACTTCCCACCCTGAGAATAAATATATAAATCATCCATTAAAGCAATAAGTAAAATTATTCCTGCTGTTATCATTCCAATAGGTGAAGCCAATAAATGAACATTAAGCAATGCTATAACACCTATCAAACCTTTAACAGCATTTTCCCATCCTATAGTATTAGTTATTATTCTATCTAAACTAGTAATACTATTAGTAATAGCACCTGTAAACTTCATTACCCACTCAAAGGCTACTTTAAAACCTTTTATTATACCCTCTTCATTTACAGATATAAACTCGGTTATTCTTTTTGTTAACTTAGTTATTTGTGGTGAAAGTCCTACAGCTATTTGAGTTTTCATATAATTTATAGCTCTAACAGTTGTATCTATATTTGCTTTAGTTTTAGTTAATGTCTCGATAGCTTTAGGATCTATTATAAAAGCCCTTGCAGCCATATCATCAAACTGCTCTTTTGACATTTCTAAAGACTGAAGTAATCCAGAACTCAAACCAAGTTGAGACAACATATTTTTTTTCATTGCCTGACTTAAATCTCCGGTTCTATCTCTTAAATCTTCCAATATCTTAAATGGGTCCTGGTTAGGATCTATACCTAGTAATTGATATCCTGATATATCCCCCTGACCAAGTTTAATTTTTTCTCTATTGGCTGCCAATTGTTTTATTGCATCATTTACATTTTCTATAGGTTGATTAGTTTGCTCTAATACAGATTGCCACCGTTGCAATTCTGTAGTAGATGCACCAGTTTCAACAGAGAATTGTTTTAATGCTACAGCAGAATCAAGAGCATCAGAAGTGACTTTCTTTATAACTAAAGATACACCAGCGGCCGCAGCAGTTGCAGCAATCAAACCCTGTTTAACACCTTTAATAGTTCTATCAAATGACTTGGCCTTTTCTTCATCTGTTTTAAGTCCTATTCTTGCAAATAAATCAACTATTGTCATTTAACACCTCTACCCAATTATACTACAACATATTAATATAAAAAAGAGGCTTTTTTAAAAGCCTCATTCACCCTTATTTAATTCAGAATAAGATTTTTGATACTTTATAGTAAAATCCTCATACTCAATTATACTAATAACATCCTCTAACGGCGCATTTAAAACCTTTCCAGGATCACCAGAGTAATAACCCTCTTTAGCAATCCGTAAGGCTATAATCCTTTCCTCTGGTGCTGTAATGTTTACTTTTGGAAAAACTCCTTCAGTTTTCCCGCACCCTGAAACAGAAAACTGAGGCCGGCGAAAAAAGGCATTAAATTAACCTTCAGTACTTCAACCATTATAGGATAATAATATTGTCTATTATCTGGATCATCAAAAAACTCTTCATTGATTAAATCTTTTTTAGATCCCCATAATGCAACACCTTCACAACAATCAAATAAATATCTTTCTATTTCTTCACTTTCAGCAAGTGATAAAACTATATTTATAATCTTAGGAATAACATCATCTGATAAATCTGACTTCATAATATCTTTATTATCAATTTTTATATCAGATATACCGATATCAATACCATTCTCTTTTAATGCCTTAAATACAGACCTCTTTAATGCAGATGCATTTTTATATTTTGAAGCCTGTATTTGCAGCATATTGCCACCTATATTAACGCTACCCACTATGATAACGCCCTATCATTATTAGCAAAGCCAATAGTATAAATAGAAACACTTTGTTCAGTGTCACCCTCTACATTTTCTTTACTTCCAGGAGGTTTCATTATTACACCACCATCCATTTTATAAACAATGTTAGTAATATTTCCCTGACCGTCACCGACTCTTTTAACAAACTCACCTTCTAAAAATATAAATGATGGTGGATCTAATAAAAACTCTTGATACCTTGAATTAAGATATTTATCATCAGCAGAACCAGCAACAACACGAATAGTTACATTAACTGTTTTACCAGTTGAATTAAACGCATATAAAGCATTCCCGTTCTTACCTTTCTTCATGGAAACGGAATCATTAGGAAACTCTAAAACCGCCGTATCTCCATCCGCTAAATCTTGTAGGATTCTAGTGTCTAATAACAAAGTATCCTTTCCGCTTAATGCTACACTCATATACTACCCCTTAAGCCTCTACCAATACGGTAACATCGGAACTATGAAAGGCTCCTGTTTCTTTACCGGCAATTTGTACCACTGGTGCAATCCTTGCCTCTCTCTCAGATTGTGCCTGTTGTGCAATAGGCAATGAATATAAATAATATCCATAATCTGCAATATTTCGTATATGATCTTCAGGCTTACCAAATGTGGTAGAACTATTCCAAGCTCCTGGACCCAAAGTACCATTAGTAACAAACAAAGCCATTACCGCACGGTATGTACCTTTTAAAGCTGTTAACCCTGTTTCAGTCTGTGGTATTTTATCGTTAGTCTGTTTAAGAAAATTAAAACCAGCTATTTGCAACCTTACTTTTAATGCAAGTCTACCATATACCTGATCAAAAAATTGATTTATACCAGAAGTAGAAAGACCAGGAACACCATAATCAGCATATACATCAACACCATTCTGTTTAGCACTATCAATTACAGACTGTGCAAGTCCTTCACCTGTTAACCCTATAATCTCTTTTAAGTTCATTGTCTGACTTGATCCAGGTGCATCATAATCAGTAGATAAACCACGAGAGGCATATCCAGCAGCAAAATCCAAAGCTTTAGCCTCTGAATCAGAATAATACAAACATCTTGTATGCGTAAAACCACTATCAAGTATAGTTTTAAATACCCCTATTATATCTGCAACTAAGTTAGATGATGCAAATAACAACTTATCTAAACCCTGTATTGTCTGTGCTAACTCTAATAAATTAGCATCTGTTTGTTTTTCATTAAGAACAATACCAAAATAATCAACAGAACTTTGAGTTCTTAAAACAGTATCTTTAACTCTTTCAAGACCTGTATCAGCACCAGCAGCAAGACCATTAATACCAAGTATAGAAAGTAAATCTGTTCCACTTGCGGGAATTCCTATCTCAATACTTTTTGTTGCTCCGGTTGCTATTGTCTTTAAAGTTATCTTTGCAGCTGCTAACTCTCCAGTTATAGAAAAAACTAAACCAGCACTTGTAACCGCTGCATTATTTAAAGAAGTTAATACTGTAGATAAATCAGTGGTATCTATCGTACCAATAACTATATCCGCAGCACCTGAACCATCAACATCTACATTAATAGTATAATCTGTCTCAGATAAAGAGGTAAGATTTACAACCTCAACACCTTCCAATACTGCCGGCTGTGCCGCTGCAGCCTGATCTCTAGGAATAACAACTAAATAACCTTTACCTGATAATATATTTTTTTGCTGTGAAAATATTATTTCAGATAATGCAAATGTATCACTATTACTACCAAAGTCCTGTTTTACACCTTCCGCATTTAAATACGTTCTGGAAACTCCAAAATCTCCAGGAATAGGCGCTTCATCTGTAATAATAGCCAATGCCGATGTATTTACGTTTGCTAGCCCTCTTAAGGCTGACAAGAGCGTAACCCTAACCACATTACCTATGTCAACTTTACTCATCTATCAATACCTCCGGTTTTTGATATTCTTCGTAATAACTTGTATCACTTTTAATAATTTCAATATGATTAATAATAACAGGTATCCTGTAACGGTGCAATGAAGATCTGCCCTCTATAAAAGAAAGGTCTTGTATTGTTTTAGTTCTAAAGATCCTTATATTATTTTCTTCCATTTTATTTATAGCTTCATTTGAATTAATGGCCATTAAAACTTCATGTCGTCTTAATTTAGCAGATGTATCCTGACTTGTTATTTCTACAATATATTCCGTATTCATAGTTAAAAACTGTTCTTGTTGTTTAGTTTCATTATTAAACTTATTTACATTTGAAATTATAGTATCTAACCCTGTAGAAATAACAACATAAATAGCCTTATCGCTTGGCGCTTTAAAGTTTTGATCATATAAAACAACTCTACCAGTAGGCAAGTTTAATCTATCTTGAATAATTTGCGCTAATACTTTATCAGGTTGACTCAATATAATCCTCCACCGCTTCATATTTTTGAAAACCTGACTCACTCCAATTATTAGCAGATTCTATTCTATATCGAATATTGTCTTTTATAATTACATCATCAGTTTTTAATAATGGTCCATCTTCTACAATTATAGACCACCATGTCCACGTCCTTTGTTCTTCAGGCTTTCTATTAACCTTAGCGGCCGGCATAGGTTGAAAATTACAATCTAAGACCGCATCAGCTTCAGCCTCTACAGTTTCAAAATCAACCACTGACTGAGTAACTATTTTAACATTAGTTTTTTTAGTCCAACCCCTTAAGGTTTTCTTCATCCAAGGAACTGCCATTATTTACCCACCTTTGAGGTTATGGATTTTCGAAGTGTTCCATCAACTATTAGTTTAGCAGTTGAACCACCCTTACCCTTAATTGTTGATTCTGCTAAATCAGGCCATTGACCAAATCCACCAGTATCAAAAGCCTCTTGTATTCTTGCCTCTCCAGCAATACCAATCAACTTAAACAAACCCTCTATGTTACTTTCTTCTAAAAACTTTTGTACTTTTGGTGATATACTTTTTTCTATCTCTGAACCACCTGTTTCAAGTGGCATTTTAATAAATGACCTTTCAGGAATAACAGTACCCCTATTCCTTCCAGCCTTATCAGTTCCAAACTCATGAACAGCACCAACACCAGCAACAGTTAAATCACCCTCTACGGTTGCACCCTGTTCACCTAAAATACCAATATCAACATAGTAATTGGTTTCCAACTCTTTTATTAAGTTTTCAAGACCTGAGAAATCACCCTTTACATATGATTCACCATTCTTAATATGAAAACTCATGGTTGAGTTGCACCTCCTACAACGTAAACAGCACCATCTATATACGGCTTTGCTAACATTATATATTTTTGACCATAATAAGTAGTTGAATATAGAGCATAATCCCCGCTGGTCATCCATTCGGGAACAACAAGGGATTCAGATATACCATCAGCTGACCGGCTGGCCTGGTTAAATGCAGCCTGACCACCTGAATCAGCAGCATCCAAATCATTAGTTAAAAAATGTGCTGTTAAATATAATAAGGCCTGTTTACAGGTTGCCTCATCTGGGAATAGGTTTTCATTAAAAGTTGCAACGGCTTCAGCTATAGCCTGATCAATGTCTTTATCTCTTACATCTGGCAAAGTCTCGCTATATGTAAATTGACCCCTATCAAAGTAATCCTTAAACTCTGTAGCCGTTATAGTGCAACTCATTATTTTTTACCTTTCTGCTTTGCAGCTTCCTTGTCAAAAGCTTCTTTTTTCTGCTTCTCAATCTCTGCTAAATGCTTTTTATAATCATCCTCAGATACAGCAGCCGGAAACTTATCAATAATTTTCTTAGCTTCATCGGTACCAAATGTTAAACCCTTCCCAGGATGTATACACTGATGACCGTCAAAAGTTCTATTATAGATTATAGGCTTCTTACCCTTATTGAATACTTTTGGCATTACTTACCACCTTTATCCGCTTTTAACTCTGAAATCTCTTTTTCAAGTTCTGCAACCTTTTTAGTTGAAGTTTCTAAATCTTCAGTCAACATTTTGTTTTCTTCAACAAGATCCCCGTTTGCTTTTTCAAGTTCTGCAACCTTTTTAGTTAAAACACCTGTATCAACTTTTTCAGAGTCAGATACTAAATCTTTAGCATACATAAAATCCCGTGGATATCCGTCTACCATCTTAGCAGCAGAATCCACATCAAGAGAAAGGCTTTTACCTGGATTACTTACAACCTTTTCATACTGAGGCACATCAGTTTCAACCTTAGCACCTTCAATAGTCTTAGTTTCCTTTTTCATTCCAATAAACTTATTTAAAGGCCATGTTCTCTTACCTTTATTATAAATACTAACTGTTTCAACAGACTTTTTATTTTTAGCCATTATACCACCCCATAAATACGGTCTTTAAAAAATATTCGTGACTCTTCAGGTATTATTATTTCAATCCCCAAAGCTTCAGCCCTACCAATCATATAAAACAATGTATCCCTTTGATTAACGTATTCCTCTTTAGAGGCCATATCTAAACCAAACAGATATATTTTCTCATACTTATATTCTATAGCCAATGCCAACATCCAAGATACAGAGGAACCAAAAACAGGACCATATTTATCTAACATGTTTTTTACTGGATATACATTATCACCAAAAGGAAAAGCAGTTACAACCTGACTCTTAATATCAGTTAACCACTTTTCCCATACATCCGGTTTATGAAGATTAAAAACTAAATCAACTTTATCCGGTATCATTTTTTCATAAATAGAGGACACCACCCAGGTATCCCCCTCTACAGTATAACACCCATCATATCCAGCACTACGGCCAACAATACAAAGGGTATTACTTTTAGGTTGCTGTTTCATCAAGATACAACACTTCTCTTTTTCTATTGATAAGAGTACCAGAATACTGACCGTAACCCGCCTGTATCCAGTTAATCTTATTTGTAGTATCTGCCTCTAATAAAGTAAGATCTACAGGAATAGACATTTTTAATGTCTCTGGATCATACTTGTAAAGAGCATATCTGTTTTTAGAAATACCTCTTGAAGCATTTCTTGCAGAATCAGAATAAGATAAACCAAGAACCTGAAAACCTTCATTCTGTGTTGTTTTTCTCATAGCATTTAATAAATACTCTAATTTAGAGATATTAGGAAATGATGGAGAATAAGGCGCAGACATACCAAGATAATCAGAGTTTGGCATAACAAACGTGTCAGGCAGTGCCGTATCGTTTGAGTTTGCAAAATATGCCGGTAAAATACCAGCAACAAAAGCGGTAAACTCTGTTTCTGTCATCTCACTTAAAGGCTTAGTGATAAGGGTAGTATTAATATTAACCTCATCATCATTTAAAAGACCTTTTAAAGCTGTAGTCACAGGATGACCAAGGAAACAAGTTTCCTGAATACCTAAATCCCAGTTTTTCTTTAAAGACTTCATTTTCCCACTTACAACATCCCAGTTGTTAGCGGCCGCAGCCTTAGATATTTCCATGATTGTCCAGCCACATTGTTTAGCCCACGTTTTAACAGGCATAGATAATTTATCTAAACCAGCGCCAACCTGTGCAAGTCTGGAAGTTTCTGTTTGAATATCTACATCACCTTCGTAGAATGATCCACCAGTATGGAAAGTAAGGTTTTGAACAATATCTTCCATCCAGGAACCTTCACCAACATCTACAGGAACAAAATCAGCCGGCGCAATCTCGTAAAACTTCTGTTCTACAATTTGTGACCGGATATGTGTCAGAGTATCAATAATATACTGAAAACCTGAACTTGATGTATCAATATCACCATTTGCATTTAACAGCGTATATCTTCCATTTCCAACAGTAGCCGGCAATCCTAAAGGATTCCGCATACCATTAGCATTTTTAAGGGTTTTCCCTAAAACTTTAGACTTTTTCACATTAACCCCCTATTAGAACCCTAATTAACTGGTCGGCTGCTGTAGCCTTATCCAGAGCAACACCTAGAACCGTTTCGGCTGTAGTTGTTACAACATTACCAGGAGTAGCAAGAACTAAGGACACATTTGCACCCCTTGCAATTGCAGCACCAGCATTTAACCACATAACTGCACCTTTTCCAGCAGCCTGAACAATATTACCTTTTTCGGTAGTATTCTTTTTAGTATTAAATACATTAACACCAAAAATAGCATCTGCATCAAGACCCCTAACATCTACGATAGGAGGAACACCAGCAACATCATTTCCAGCAAGATCAATAAGCTTTAAACCTTCACCTGGAACAACTCCAGCACTTGCCGACTCAGGAGAAAGAAGAACAGTAAAAACCGCCGCATTATTTCCAGTCTGAAGATCTAACTCACCAACAACATTACCCTGTTTAAATTGATTCATATTAACTGTAGACATTATTTACCTGCCTTTTGTCTTATGGATGAACCATAACGGGATATACCCTTATTAACTCTATCCTCAACTGTATTAACTACAATTTTAGGACCCTGCTCTTCGCTGGATGCTGCATTTTTAATTTTAATAAAATGCTTTTTCCCCTCTTCTTTCTCTTTCACAGAGTTTTGACGGGTTTCATCAATAACATCTTCAGCAACTTCATCCTGTGGAGGTTCAGCATTTTCCATGCTTTTACACATATTATACATGTCTTTAATGGTCATCTTCTCACCATCAACCTCAATCTCATCATCCATACTAAACACAGTTTCAGAATCTGAGTTTTCCACTGACTCGGATTTTTTAGCCTTATACATCTCAATTAGTTCAGATAATGGTATTTCTGTACCATCCTCTAATTGGACAACACCATCTTCCATGTTCTCTAAAACTTCGTCATCCTCTTTCTTTGGAGGCTCCTGATTTTTTAGAGGCGTTTTCTTTTTTCTTTTAAACATAAGCTTAAACCCTTCCCCTTTGGTTTTACTATTTTTTATTATCCAGGCCTTTTCATACCTCGGATTAGGAACAACAGCCATATGAATATACTCACCGTTTAATACTTCCTCGTCATAATCCACGTTGTGAACTGTTCCACCTTCAGTACTTGCCTCGGTTACATCATAGGCACAAGAGACAGAAAAACCCTCATTATCTATATTATTCTGAGTTTCTTCATCCCAAATCATCATATCGACCCAGTACCAACCGCTTTTTTCATCATAACCACTATCTGAGACAACGCCGTCCGCAATTTCTTCCTTTTCCTCAACAGACATATTAAATAAATCTTCTGGCCTTTTGTCTGTATGTTCAAAGTTTACGACTGGCATACCTACAAAAGTCGACATCATTCGATCAAGTGCAGCTTTCTGCACGAGAACAACCCCGATTCCTTCAGCGGTATAGTCTGCTAATCCTGGTTCTATGTAATAAGCTCTGTACTTTCTAGGTACCGAATTCTTTCTCATAAAAACATTATACTCCTATTTTATCGATTGTCAAACAACTAAAGGTATGCTACTACAACGGCAACCAAACTCCTGCCCTGGATGTTTTCCACCAGCACCAATATTTAATTTACTTTTCCATTTACCCTTCTTAGCATCATCAATACTATCAGCGTAAACCGTTGGATCTTTCAATTGACATACTTTACCTTGCATCATCCAATGATTACCGTGACCCTCTGTAGGTTTTGGGTATAATCCACCAGGATTACCAACAACCTTAATATCGTTAGAAGTTGACCATTTATACCATTCTAATCCAGCATCAATATATCTTTCATCTCGAACCTCTGCAAGAAAAAGAGAGGTTTCCTGTCTGGCTAAAAACTTAGCTTTATTTTTAGTAACATCATATTCAACCTGGATAGAGTCAATTAAATCTTTCCTGTTATATCCGGATAAAACATTCCGCTCTACCATATCCCGTAAACGCTCTGTTTGCACTTCAGTCCAGTTAGTTATATTAATTTGTTGATTATTAGTATAATTATCTTTCAATCTTTCTGATAACTCTGGAGACATATCTACAGATACACCAATAGAGTTTAATGTTTTATCAGCCTCTTTATTTATCTGATATAAAGGCTTATCAATAGAAAACTCTAAATTATCAATTACTGATTTTACCCTATCCGGTATTTTATCTATTAGAAACTTTATCTTTTTATTTAACTTCTCAGCTTTAGAGTTAGCAACTACAGAAGCAGCCAACACATCAGGAGGCGCAAGTCCTTCCCATTTCTTAGTACGCTTATTAAACTTTGCAAACTTTGATAGTTCCCGTGATATCCTAGAATTGAAACTTCCAGAAAAAAGACCATTTTTATAATATATCTTTCCGGTTCTTAATGCTGCTATTAGTGCATTGTTAGAATTAAGTAAATAGTAAGGATCTTTAAGAGCTTCAAATATATCCTTCCAATACAGTTCATAGAAATAATAATTTAGGTCTTTTTCTACAGGCTTATAATAAGCCTCTTTCATTTCTAACACTACAACTTTTTACCCTTACGCTTTTCAAGTAGTTTTTTAAGCTTATCAATAGTTACTATCTTCATACCACCAAAAAACCCGTCTTTATTATAATGATCTCTATAAGCCTTTTCAGCCTCTTCCTTGGAGTTAAAACCTAGCATAACCTTATCCTCGTCATACTTTCCGGTTTCTGGCACATTCTGCCTAATTATATAGGCTTTTTCTGCTTCAGACTCACCACCTAGATAACAGTCAACATGATCCCCGTCAACTCCAATAGATCCCCTTATATAGCCATAAGGATATTTAAACTTAGTTTTCCAGGCCTTACCATCAACATCAACACCCTCACGAATACTACCAGGTTTATTCTCAATAGAAATACCTAATCCCTGAAACTTATCTTTACCCTGAAGTTTATGTCCGGAATAAGTTAAACTATTAGTTACAATATCTGATTCCTCACTAAATGAAGATGGTGCCGGTGGTTCTGGATCTGGATTTAATCCCTGTTCGGTTTTAGTCTCAATCTGAACTATTCCGGTTTTTCTACACATTTGCATATATTCTTCAGATGTAATTAAACCACGGTCATACATTCCGGTTAATCTATTATATTCGCTATTCTTAACATTTTGCTCAACTTCCGCAGTCATTTCCCTTAATGGCTTAAACTCAAAAGAGAATGAAGGTTCATAACCAAATAAATGAGCAGTTGTTAATTTAAGCAATTTTCTAACTACAGGTTTAATCTGTGTTCTAACTTCACTTTCAACCATAGAGTTATAATTTTCTAGGTCTGATTCTCCAGTATTAAAACCTGAAGCAGAGATCCCAAACAGTTTAGTTTCAGGCATACGGATTGCAGCAGCTAAACCCATTCTATTCTGATTCATAACATCAGATAAACCAGAAAAGTTAATGACTTTCTGCATATACTCTTCGTTACTATCCAATACTAAAGCATTATTAAAGTTCTTTATCTGGTTAGCACTCTGTATTCTACTGGTAATAGAGGCAACACCACCCTTTTGTAACATCTTCTGAGCTAATCCGTTAATCTTGTAAACATCTATTTTAGCTTCGTCTATAAGTTCAAATGAGGAATCCTGTGTTTTGATATACATATTTATATCCCTGATCATCCTCTCACCCTCAGACATTCCCCAGCCTCTTAATTGTCTACGGACATAATTAGGCGCTTTTTTACCGTAACCACGCAATAATCTTGACTGGTGAACCTTTTCACCGTAGATATAAGCATAATCAGAATTATCCAGACCATTAGTGAATTGACCCTGGTAATCATCATAGAGCGGTAAATTAGTATCTAACTGCCACCGGTCCAGGTCATAAAAAGCCAATTCCCCACGGTCTAACCCTTTATAGGTTAATGGTTTCTCAGGGTTTTGATATGAGTTAATCATAATAGCACCACCACCATACAATCT